GCTTCCAGCCGTCCGGCAGGACCGTGGCCATGCGCTTCTCGAGTTCGACGATGTCCATCGGCTCGACGGCCGCCGCCTCGCCGTTGGCGGGCGCGTCGGTGAACAGCACCGCCGCGAAGTCGGCGGCGGTCTCGGCCGCGCCCAGGACCGCCAGCGTGTATCGGCGCAACTGGGCGAAAAGTGGAAGTGCGGGCATGATCTCCGGGATGCCGCGATGCTGGCCGGGCCGGTCGGAACGGAACCAGTGGATCACCGCCTCGGCGGGCACGCGGTCGATGCCGTCCATCGCCAGCGCGAATCCCGACTGGCCGGGATGCCGCCGCAGCACGAGATACCGGATGGGATTCCCGTAGCGGTCGAACTCGATGCCGTCCACCGCCGCGTCGGTCATCAGCCGGGCATCGGGGTTGGCGACGCGGTCAGCCTCGATCAGTTGGAGATCGAGCTTGATGGGCGAACGCAGCAGCGGGTTGGCCGTAAGCAGGGCAAAGGCCTCGCCATCGACGGCCTTGGCCATGCGCATGATCCGCAGCTTGGCGGGCAGATTGATTTCGCGGGCCCAGTCCTCGAAGGCGGTCTCGATCCGGTCGTTGGCCTCGGTGTCGTCGGAAAGTAGTTGCAGGCGCGGTCCCGTGCCGACCATGTCGTTCGCCAGCGTAAGCACGATGCCCCGCGCATAGCTGTTGTTGGCCGCTTCGTAGCGGCTGCGATTGCGGAGCGTCTGCCGCACGTCGGGCGACGCGGCCGCGTCGGCGGACAGGCCGTCGGCGTTGGCCCAGTGCCGCGCGTTGTCGGCATTGGTGATCGCCGCGTCGAAGCGGGCGCGGATCGCGTGCGCCATGCGGCGCGGCGCGTCGGGTCTATGTTTTCCGAACGGCCACATCAATCCGCCCCCGGTGGTGAAAGTTTGATCCGACGGATGCCCAGGCCCTTCACCGATGCCGCCGCCTTGCTGGCGAGGTGCTTGTCGGCCGCGATCTGGTCGGTCAGCGAGTGCTGTTCGACGCTGCCTGAATCGCCGCTGGCCCGCTTGGGTCCGGCGGCGTTGTCGCGGATCTTGGTGTCGAGGTTCTCGGCCACGGTTTTCTCCCGTCGGCGGCCGACCATCGGCCGTCTACGGGTTACTTACCCGGTGAAAACGCGAAGTGGCGGGAACCATGCAGAAATTCGGCAGATCGTTACGCATGTAGAACTTGGCGGGCGTTTTCCGAGGTCTGCTCATACGTCGTCACGCGCCGACCGCAGTGGCGGCATTCCCGGCGGCGAAGCAGGCGGCCGCCCCAGGCGCGACGGGTATAGAGCACCCGGAAGTGGGCGCACCCGCAGTCGGGGCACTCCAGCCCACGCTTGGACAAGAGTTTTCGGTCATCGCTGGGCGTGCCCATCAACGTCTCCCCCTCTGCAATTCGGACAGCCGGATCGGCGCACGGGCGGGCGCGACCTTGGCGTCGGTCCCCGGCAACACGGAGCCCTGCATCGAGGCTGCCACAGCGCAGCCGACCAGGCAGTCGAGCCAGTGGTTGTCCGGCCCGCCCGCGCGAATCTTCCACTCGTCCACCACGCGGCCCCGGGCCTCGGTCTTCACGCGGTACTCGGCGGTGAGGTGCTCGGCCAGGAGCTGGTGCTCGCCTGGCTTGCGCCCGAAGAGCGAGAGGCTGCCGGGATCGCCCATCGCCACGGCGAGCCGGGCGTGGACGAAGCTCTTCCAGTAGTTCGTGTCGATGACGACGTGGCGCACCTGGCGTCGCCCCTGGACGGTGGGCACGCGCCAGTGGAGTCCGATCCGCTCGCCCTTCTTGCGTTTGTACTCGCTGAACGGGACGCTCGACGCGCCGACGTAGCGGCCGTGGCTGGGCATGATCAGACCGGCGTGGGCGCTCTGGCGGCAGAACTGGTAGACCACGTCCGTGGACTGCCCCCAGTTGGCGTCGATCAGGCACCGCTCGATCCGCATCTCGGCCCCGTCGTCGCGCCGCCAGCGTTTGGCGAGGTACGAGTCGGTCAGCTTCTCCAGCCCGGCGTAGATCGATCCTTCCAGCCCGGTGCCCGGCGCGACGCGGGCCAGCGTCTTCTGCACCTCGCGCAGGGCGAAGACCGGACGTTGCTGGTCGGGATAGGTGCCATAGTCAACGAGGTAGCCGGTGAAGTCATCCTCCCAGGCGACCACGGCGTGGAAGAGCAGCTTGCCCTGCACGTCGACGAACATGGTCAGATGGCTGGCCCCGATGGGCACCACGCCGCGCGGCAGGCCGTTGGTCTTGGCGGCGATGGCCTCGGCGTTGAGCTGGTCGCTCTCGCCTTCCTCCTGCGGGAGCGGCTGGTTCTGGTACTCGGCCCAGAACGCCCGCTCGTCCTGGAGGCGCAGGTTCATGGCGTGCTGGATGGCCGACAGCTCGTCGCCGTTGTGGCGCTCGGGCCAGGCGATCACCGCGCCCGCGTCCATCTCCTTGCGGTGCTTGCCGTAGAACTCCGTGGCCTCGTGGCCGTCGCCGTCGTTGCGGAAACTGTCGGCGCGGATCTGGGCGTACTTGTCCCAGAGCTTCTCGTTCGTCGGGAAGGCGTAGACCAGCCGCGTGCGTTCACCCTGCCAGGCCGGATGTTTGTCGCGGTCGAGAATCTGGTCCGCGATGTCGCCGGGCCGGATCACCGTGCAGGGCATGATGCCCGAAATCTTCTGCCCCGGCCCGGCCAGGTTCAGGATCGCGCCGTTCAAGGTCTCCATCCGGGCTCGCACCTGCTGGTCGCTGCGGGCCGACTCGTCGGTCTGCGGGTCGTCCAGCACCACCAGCGACGGGCGCACCGCCCGGCCATCGGCGCGTTTGAACTTCATGCCGCGAATGCGGCTCTCGATCCCCGCCACGCGGATGATTGCGCCGGAGGCTTTGCTGCCCGCGATGGTCGGCAGCACGATCTCGTCCGCCGTCCAGACGATGCGCGTCGCCTTGCCGCCGCAGAGCTGCCCCTTGGCCCGGTTGTGAATCCGCTCGAGCGCGTGGATCGGGAAGACCGCCTCGGGGTAGTCATCGAGCAGCCGCTCGTTGGTCTCGAACTCGACCTTGATGCTCTCGAGCATGTTGCGGGCGTGCCCGGCGTCCGAGCCGATGAGGCAGACGAACTCCTGCGCACCGGTCAGCATCGCCCAGATGCAGGCGGTCTCCGCCAGCGTGGTCTTGCCGCTGCCGCGCGGCATGGCCATCGCAAACAGCCCGCCGCGCAACACGGCTGTCTCGATCTTGGCGATCACCTTCAGGTGGTCGCTCGACCACGGCAGGCTGAAGGTCTCGGGGAAGTACGCCTCGCAGAAGAACCGGAAGTCGGTCGCGGCCCTGGCCTTGCGCTGCGAGTCGACGACCTCGGGAATATCGCCGATGTCCCGACCGATGGCCGACAGCTCCGCGTTGCGGGCGCGGGCGGCTTCCTTCATCGCCTCGTAGTCGCGTGGCTCCGGTTCCGGCTCGGGGTTGTGGCGCGTCCACAGGAGCCACGCGGCATAGCGCAGGAGATCGACGTGCGTCTCGTCCCCGATGCGGTAGCCCGCCCGGTTGCGGTGACGACGCAACTGCCGGTCGCCGAGCACCTCGCCCAGCGGCGTGGAGTTCAGCATCCGCGTCAGCATCGACGGCCGCAGTTGGCGCACGTCAATCGCCATGCGAGGCCTCCCGTGCCAGCCAGGCGGTGTAGTGGACGAGGTTGAGCGTGCCGTCGGCGTTGGTGGGCGCACCGGCCTCGACGTCGGCCTTGACCATCGCCTCGGTAATCCGCCGTTTCCCGGCGGCGGCCAGGATTCGCGCCGCCTGCGCGGGCGTCAGCGCCGTGATTCTGGGCGTGGAATCGTCCGTCATGCCGCCACCTTTCGCGCCCGCCGGGTAAGAAATCTGATGGGGGAACTGGCGCTTTCCCGTAAGTCGCGCTTTTTCAAATCCTTACGGGGGGAAGAAAGTTCAGAAAAAGCGAACCTTCCAGTTGATGTTCCCGGACCTTCGAGCCATGTTGTGTCCAGAAAAAGAGAGCGTAACACCCTCAACCATAAGGAGATACGATGAACGCCAAGACCACGAAGACCGAGACCGCGAAAGACGCCTGCCGCACCACGCGAGGGCACATCGCCCGCCTGATGAAGATGCTCGAGGCCGAGCTGGCCGACCGCGAGATGACCGAGGACACCTGGCCGGTCGCCGGGAGCCTGGGCCACGTCCGCGAGCTGCTGGGCGAGGCGGTTGGGTTCCTCAAGGGCGTCGAGGGCAGCGAGATCGTCAACGCCATGATCAGCAAGAGCCGGTAACCAGAAAGGATCGCCCAGATGAAACACGCCACTGATAGGACCATGCGAGGCCTGATCACCCGCCAACGCCGGATCGATAAGGCCTGCACCGGTAACAAGGACGCCACGATCCGCCTGATCGCCAACGAGGTCCTCGGGATCGAGACCCTCGACACCCGCAAGAGCGACCGCCTCGACTTCCACGACCTGGCCGTCTGGCAGGTCCGCAAGGCGCTCGAAGCCGCATACGAGGCCGGTCGCAAGGCCGCCCGCTAACCCGAAAGGAACGACACCATGAAGGTCAAACGCATCGAACTCGAAGGACGCGCCGGGCACACCGCCATCGAGCGCAAAGACGACAGCATCCGGATCGATAGCATCCTCCGCGACCCCAAGGGCGAACAGGCCTGGGTGACTGAGACCGTATCGGTCTCCAAGCTCCGCGCCGCCGACGATGGCGAGCGCGCCCGCCTCTGGGAGATCGCCAAGCTGATCCAGCGCCGCTGCGACGGCGTGCGCGGAACGAACAGCGACATCAACGAGTGCCACGACGAGCTGATGCGGTTCGCCGACTGAAAGGCCAGCGCCATGAAGACCTACCAGACCACCATCGACGGCCGCCGCAGGCGCGTGACCGTCCCCGAGAACGACGACGCGATGCTCGATGCCATCGCCTCCGAGCTGAGTCCGCAGGCCGTGGCGGTCATCGCCACGCGCAGCAACCGCAGTCGCCAGCCCGTGATTTGCCGCGATCTCGATGTCGAACGCCAGGTGCAGTGGTTCGCCGAAAGGCTGATCGAGCGCCTTGGCGGTAAACAGGCGTGCGCCCGGCTCCTGAAGGAGTTGGACGCCTAACAACCCGCCTGGCGCGATGCCGGGCGCAACCCAGAGGAGCGAGAGATGAAGAAGACAGGAACGAGGAACGCAGGTAAGCAGGAGGCAACGATGAAGGAATCCAAACCGAAGAACGGGAAGAAGAAGGTCGCCGCGCCGCGCGAGCTGCCGAGCGAGCGCCTCGGCGTGCCGCCGACCACGCCCGACGTGGACGCCAAGGTCAAGGCCGCCGAGGCCGCGCACGCCGCGCCCATCGGGACGGCCAAGACCCCGGAGCCTACCAAGGACGCCAGCGCCGGAACCGGGCGCGACACGGGCGAGCGTGGCGCGAAGGGTGGCCAACCCGTGGCCGAGGGCGGCAAGGCCATGAGCCTGATGGACGCGGCGGTCCATCTCCTGTCGCAGGGCACCGGCGACCCGATGCGATGCAAGGACATCGTGGACCTTGCCATCAAGCGTGGCCTCTGGGCCCCGCGCACCGGCAAGACGCCCGCCAGCACGCTCTACGCCGCGATCCTGCGCGAGATCACCCTCAAGGGCGACGCGAGCCGGTTCGCCAAGACGGAACGCGGCAAGTTCGCCCTCAAGGACAGCACGTACATACGCGAGGAGGCGGCGAAGAGCCGCAAGGCGTAGACGCTCAATCATACCTTCGCCTCCACGGCAGCCCCGGCCTCGGTCGGGGCTGTCTCTTTCGGTTCGGGACCCGGAATCCGCTCAGCCTTCATGCCGGTGAACTCCTCCCAACGCTTCACGATCACGTCGCAGTACGGCGGGTCGAGCTCCATCAGGAACGCCCGCCTGCCGGTCTGCTCGCACGCGATCAGCGTCGATCCGCTGCCGCCGAAAAGGTCCAGGACGTTCTGGCCCGGCAGCGACGAGTATTGGATCGAGCGCACCGCCAGCTCGACGGGCTTCTCGGTCAGGTGGATCATCGACTGCGGGCTGACCTTCTTGACGTGCCACAGGTCAGTGGCGTTGTTGGGGCCGTAGTAGTTGTGGCCCGCGCCTTCCTTCCATCCGTAGAAGCAGATCTCGAACGCGCCCATGAAGTCCTTGCGCGTCAGGACCGGGTGCTGCTTGTCCCAGACGATCCCCTGGCTGAAGTAGAACCCGGCGGCGGCCAGCGGCGCGGGATAGTTGCCGATGTTGGCGTAGCCGCCCCAGATGTAGAACGACCCGCCCGGCTTGAGCACCCGCGAGGCGTTGCCGAACCACGCCAGGAGCATCTCGTCGAACGCATCGGCGGTCACGAAGTCGTTCTCCAGCGGGCGGTCCTTGGCCCGCATCTTCTTCCGGGCCTTCTTCGGATCGGCCACGCCCCGCGCCTGGTCGAAGCCCTGGTGGTGGGCGATCTTCTGCCAGTCCCGGCCCCACGCGCCGCTGGTGCCTGCCGCAATCGCCGTGGCGCTGCGCGGCTCGACCTTGACGTTGTACGGCGGGTCCATGTTCACGAGGTCGATGGTCGCGCCGTCACGCAGGCGGTCGAGGTCCTCGACGCTCCCGCTGTCGCCACACATCAGACGGTGGTTGCCGAGCACCCAGACATCGCCGCGCTGGGTGACGGGCGTGTCCGGTGGTTCCGGCACATGGTCGGGATCGGTCAGCCCCTCGGCCACGTCGCCGTCGAGCAGGTGAGCCAGTTCCTCCTCGCCGAAGCCCAGCAGGCTCAGGTCGTAGTCGGCCCGCTGGAGGTCCTTCAGCTCGATGGGCAGTAGCTCGAAGTCCCACTCGGCCAGCGTCGCGGTCTGGTTGTCCGCGATCCGGTACGCCTTGACCTTCTCCGGCGGGAGGTCGGTCGCCACATGGACGGGCACCTGGGCCAGCCCCAGCTTCTGCGCCGCCTTCCAGCGGGTGTGCCCGACGATGATGACGCCCTCGGCGTCCACCACGATGGGCTGGCGGAACCCGAACTCCTTCAGGCTGGCCGCCACGGCGTCCACCGCGTCGTCGTTGACGCGCGGGTTGCCGGGATAGGGTTTGATGGCCTCGATAGGCCGCAATTCGACGTCGAACGTCCTGGTCGTCATGGTCTCATCTCCTCGTGGGTTGTGGGTTGAACTGAACAAGCGGACACTGAAAACAAACTCTGCCTATGCTCGGAGCTGTTCCCGCCGCCATCTCCTCGCCCGGATGCCGGGAAGTACCTAATCTGAAGTTTCACCCTTTCACCCCCCGTCACACGTACACGCGCAAAAACACGCGGGCAGGCGTCGTGCGCGGGGGTACGGGTGAAAGGGTGAAACATGAAGAGAGAGTTGTTGTTTCCCTTTATATTTAGGGCTTTGGCGCGGTTCTGGAGTTTCACCCTGCGGGGGTGAATCTTGGGTGAACTTTGGGGAATCTTCAGCCGGTTCCGGGCATTCATGTTTCACCCCCCGGTGAAGTTTCACCCTGGAGATTCACCCCTCCCGCCAAGCGGTACGAGCGGATGGGCCAGCCCGGTTTGGCCGTGGTCGTGACCTCGATGTCGCCCTGCTGGACAAGCGTCTCGATCAGCACGGTGAAGTTCTTCGAGTCCATCTTCATGCGCTTGAGGAGCACGCTGTGCGGTAGCTCGTGTCCCGGGGCGTTGCGCAGCTTCTCGACAGCCTTGAGGCATTCGGCGTGGAACGGGTTCTCGGCGACGTGCCCTGCCGCCATGAAGAGCATGCGCCGGGTCTGGTGCATGACGAATGCGGACGCCCACTGGACGGCGGCCAAGCCGATGCGCGGGGCGAGGTGGTTCTCGCTGACGGCGTAAAGGAGCGCCAGCTTGCGGGTCTGCTCGCTGACGCGTCCCCATACCGTCGTGCCGACCGAGTCGCCCTTGGTCTCGGCGGCGGTGTATTCGGCCTCGGCCAGCCTTCGGCACTCGATCAGCAGCCGCCGGGCCTCGTCGGTGTGGTCGATCACCGTAGGCACCGGATTCCAGTTCTCCAGGTTGCCCGTGCCAGGCCGGTAGTCGGCCCACCACTTGGCGGTCGCCAGCATGCTGGGCGGCAGATCCCGGATGACCGGCTCCTGGCCCGTGCCGCGCGGTCCAGCCTCGAGAATGATCATGCGGGCGAAGAAGCCGTTCGTGAGCATCCGCTCGGAAAGCGCCTCGTAGTAGTGGTTCGGGATCGCCGTGCCGAAGATCACCAGGCTGGGCTGGTTGATGACGCCGGGCGCTTCCTTGCCCGCCTTGCGGCGCATGGGGAACACGCTGTTGGCCGACGAGTACATCGTCAGCAGCGTGGACATGATCGCCTCGTGCCGGGCGTCCTTGGCCTTGTTGATCGACTGGAGCATGCCGTCGATCTCATCGGTCTGGAACAGCATGCCCGGCGTCTGGAAGAGCGCGTCCTGGATGCCCTCGCCGCTGGCGAACCGCTCGCCGAGGCAGTTGGCCAGGCCGACCTCGTGGACGATGCGGGTGTTGACCTTGCGCGGCCAGTCCTTGCCTGCCGCAGAGTGCGCCAGACCCAGCAGATAGACGTTCGTGCGGTTGTCGCCGGGATCGCGCACCTTGCGCCCGGCCAGGAAGGCCAGAAGCGAGAGCGCCCCGGCGAAGGCCATGACGGGATTCGGATAGGGCGCGGTCGCCAGGCAGTAGTCCATGACCTCGCCGACAAAGCCGGGGATGCGAAGCAGGTGGTCGGGCATGGGGCCGGGATCGGGAATCTCTGGCGCACGAGCGGCATTGTGCGAATCATCGGCCCCACATGCGCCGGTCTGGCCGAGAATGCCCGACAGGTCGACGCCTGTGCGAATGTCCGACGGGCCGTCGCCCCCGTAACCCGACATTCGCAGAGACCGCGCCGCCGTCTCATAATCGCCGCCGTGGTTCAGCAGCGTGTAGACGGAGAACGGCGAATAGGCCCGGTTGGGCTCGAACGGCGCGGCATTCGCGCTGAAGACATAGAAGACCCGGCTCTTCAGCGAGGCCGACCAGCCCGAAGTCTTGCCAGGACGCCGCCAGTACTCGTTCGTCCCGCTCCGGACGAGCGCCCATCCGTGCTGTGCGAGCACATCGCGCACATCTCCGCGATCATTGAAATCATCGCCTGGCCTGTGCGAATTGTCCGCCGGGGATGCGCCCTGTGAGACCGATGACGCCGAGATCGGGCCGTTCTCCGAATTGTGGGGCCGGGAATGGCGGTTGTCCGAACTGTCGGCCGAGGACACGCCAGTGTCCGAATTTTGGTCGCCGGAAGCCGCCACGGGCGATTCCTTGGCGTCCCGTTGGCCACACGGGCGCGTTTCGCCGACCGGGGGCGGCAAGTACTCGTTCAACTCCCAGGCGGCCGCCAGGAGCGCATCCCTGTCGGCCTCCGTCAACACGGGCGGGGCACGCAGGTCGCCCTGAATCGCCTCGTACCCGGCTGTCGGGGCGCAGAGGAACAGACCGCCTTCGCCACGGGTCTCGATCAGCGTCACCACCTTGCCGTCCGGGCCGAGCCGCTGGGCCAGCTTCATGTTGCCGCAGACCGGCGCTTCGCAGCGGTAGAAGACATGCCGTCCGCCGCGCTGGGTCGTCTCGACCGTCAGGCGGGCCAGCAAATCTTGCGGGATGCGCTCGGTCCAGGCGTGAAACAGTTCACCGCCCGCGTCGAAGTCGATCATCTCGGCGTGGCCGGAGACGCCGCCGCACAGGATGCAGACCGCGTCCGGGCCGTTGGCGAACCATGCTGACACCTCTGCCTCGGTGGGCAGCCGCTTGCGGTAGCGTTTCCACTGGCCGACCGCCGGGCGCTTCTCGGCCCGGATCGCGGGCAACGCGCACAGACCGGCGGCCAGGTAGCCAGCCGCCGCTCCGTGGAGCGTGTCATGGCTGTCAGAAGGGCAGATCATCGTCCTCCGGTCCTTGGTATTCCGGCAGATTGCCATCGTCGCGCTCGTCGCTGCCGTCCAGGCGAGGCGGAACTGGCCCCAGTTTGTGATGCGTGATGCGGTCGTACTTCTCGCCGGTCACCGACCGCACGGTGATGGAGACGGTCTCGGCCAGGCCGCCCGCCTCGCAAATCGCCACGGCCTGTTCGGACGACTCCGGGAACGGCTCGCGGGACCGCGCCCTCCACCACGCCTCGGCCTTGGCGCGGGCGTAGCCGGAGTGCTCGAAGCAGACCCACTCGCTGCGGTAGTCGTTGAACCCGACCTTGTAGTCGACCCGCATGGTGCGAGGGTGGTCCTCGGGCGCGTCGCGCTTGACGTGGACACCATAGTAGACGCCCAAGACCTCGTGCTCGGTCTCGGTGACCTCGCCGGAGAGCACGCTGGCCGTGGAGGCCTCGTGGTCGTGCTG